TGGTTCGCATCATTTCCTCCTAAAACAGATAGACTAGCGCGCCACCGGTGTGGGCGTCACCGCCGCTGGCAATGACCAACTGCAATACGCCATCCACTATCATGTACTGGTCATTGACACTCGCCGCTGCCCCGGACGCGCTATGGCGGTCTTCGCGCGGTTGGTACCATGCATCGGCATTGGCATCGGTCAGCGTAAGCAGTGTTTTGTTTACACCGGACGAGGTACGAATTACACTCAGCGTCCCGTCTACGCCGTCGGTCAGGTCGCCATCGACCCACTCCACCGCAACCAGGAACCCGCGTATCGGGCGGTCGGCCGTTATTGTGGCTGCGCCACCAACCGCCGTAGTCCCTATCAATCGAACGATCTCGATAATTTGCATGTGCTTGTCCTATCCAGCGGGGGCGGCTAGAGACCGCCCCCGCCTAGACATCAGGCCGCTGGCTGAGTGCTCAGGAACATCCCGCTATTCGGCGCCGGGCCTGCCCCGTAGATATGTGTCAGTGTATCGGCAATGCCGGTATACCCGACAAACTGACAAGCCCCACGCAGGATTACATAATGCGTGGTGGCTACCGTGATTGAGAATGCATTGGTGATGGCGGTTGCCCAGTTGACAGAGAAGTTTTCGAATAGGCAATCATCGAATATCACCCAGCGGTCCATGCCGTCGATCAGGACCGCGCCGCGTGTGTTGGTGTCCGATTGTGACAGAATGTGACAGCGCTTGAACGTATTGCGCACGGACCCGGTGCTCAGCCACAGTTCGTAGTTGGCAGCGGACCGGTCGATGGTGTCCAGTCCGATAGTGCAGTCCGCAAATAGGTTTTCCGCGCCGGTGACTTTGAGACTGTAACTGTCAGTCCGAGCAGCTGGTGTTGCGTGCCCCATGCCCGCGAAGAATACGTTAATGAACGCATTGCGCGCGCCGGAAACGATTACCGCGCCACTGCTGCTATCAGCGTCCTTGCCGTTGAATATCTGAATGTTGCTGACGATACACCCAGTCCCGCTGAACGTAATCACGGGAGAGATGTCCACCGAAGCGGACCCGACAATCCGGCACCGCTGTCCCATTCCCGGAAGCGGCGAACTGATGCCGATCAGGTGCGTGTAGCTTTTGCTCCACGTCAGAGATGCCGCCGGACTCCAGGCACTGGACTGACCGATCATAAATACCACGTCATTCGCGCCGTCCGTGCACTGATTATAGGCCGCTAGCACGGAATTGAACGGATCATCCACCGTCCCACTCCCACTGACGGACAGACTCGGATTGACAAAGTAGGTGTTCCCGATCAGCGCGGGCAGAAAAGCACTGCCGAACCCATCAGCAAGATCACCGATGGAAGAAGAACCACGTTTCAGGTTGTACATGAGGCGTCTCCCTTACACCGTGATACCGTAGGTGATGGCGGCCGCTTCCGTATCGCGCTGGATCAGACCAACACGCATCTGAGCCACAATCTGCGTACTGTCCGACTCCGGGAAGCGCGTCATTTCCAGCAGCATCCGTCGGCGGTAGCCCAACAGCCATTGGTCGAAACGCACGGCAAGGAAAGACCCGAAGGTGTTGTTAGAGGCGGTATCTACGTCCAACTTACCCGCGCTGTTTTCCTTGTATTCATATCCGGCCACCAGTCCGGACTTGACCGACCAGAAGTTATAGAAGTACGACGTGATAATACCGTACCCGAAAATCTGTACCAGTCTCCCGTTCTCTAGCGTCGGTTGTGAGAACACGTCACGCGTCTTGACTTCCGCCAGTTGCAGTGCTTTCCATTGCACAGACGGCGGCATGATAAAGACCGTATTGGACTGGTCGGCGTTTTTGCCCTGCACACCCATCAGTTGCAGCGTCGCAAGGAAGTCGTTTACGTCCAATGTGCCCCCCGCGCGACTGTTGGCGGTTGTAGTCACCAGTGGCGATACACGGAACCCGTCATACAGAATGAAATACTCCGTGCCAGCTGGAGTGCCCGCGATGTCATTCACGTTAGTTGTCGCGCCGGTGGCGTTGTCTCCATCGATGATCGAGGCATCCAGATATTCGTTCCCTGCCGTAACCATCTTGGTGCGAAGGTAATTCACCCACGGCACAATCGAATCCTCTTCCAGTTCACCGGAGTAGATCGTCCGCGCCCCCATCTTGTTCAGCGTCAGAGACACATTTGTCGTGGCCGCTTTACTGGCGGTCACTGTCGCGGCCGGGTGTGAATCGGTAGCCGACGCGAGACCGGTCGCCTGCGCGACTTTGTAAAAGATCGGGTCTTCACCTTCGACTGGGACATTGATGCTTTCATGCCCAGGAGGCACTTCGACTGTCGGGAGTCGGTTGGCAATAACCGCCCCTTTGCGAATAGACTCCCATAGTGCCTGGGAGTAAGCCACACCGACGAACTCGTCACCATAGGTGGCGTAAGTGGAATAGTTCAGATCATTGGCCTTGCCAGCGAAGCCGGCCGCCTTGAGCGCATACATACCCTGTATGCCGATTTCGCCATCTTTCGCGGCATCTTCTTCGAGCTTAATGCCCAGCGCTTTCACGGCCGCTTCGCTCTCGCCGAATTTACTCAAGCGAGACGCTTTCGCTTCACGCAGCAACCCGATCATCAGCGCCATGTCTCCCGGCTCCAGGTTGTCGTACTTCCACACGTCGCCATATTTAGCCACGTAAGGGATGCCTTCCGGGAGGCGTTTCGATTTGGCGAATTCGGCTGCCTGTAGATCGAGCGCCGCTTTGATAGCGGCCTGCTTGTCGGACTCACGCGCTTCCCGGTCCTTGCGAGCCGCCTCATCAGCGTCCCACTGGGCCTTGAGCGCATCGTCCACACTTTTTACTACGAGGTCTTGAATTTCCTGGGGTTCCATATCCCGTTCCTTGTCGCTAGAGTTATCCATGCGAATAACGTCTGATGCTCGGAACGGCGTAACACCCTGTGTTCCCTGTGTATCAGTATCAGAATCAGTGTACCCGATTTCTGCCGGCAGGTCAATTCCCGCCGCCGCGTAGATCGCTTTGAGCGCGGGCAGCGCAATGGCGTGCTTGTTCGCCGGGGCGCGCCCATCATAGGCATCAATCAAGGACAGCTCTAAGACTGGCCACTGCACAATCCGCCCGTTCCGGTCAACTCGGTGCAGGTGATTCGACCCGCTGCTGACAAACGCTTTCCCCTGTTTCGCGGCGTCCCAGATACGCCGGGCCTTATCCGCCGCCTGGTTGAGAACAACCCGATACCAGCGGCCATCCGCCCGGTCCTCGAAACTGACCGTCTTGCCGATGTATTCCGGAGTGGGAGCGAGCCTCTTCCCATCGTCCGCAATCCCATGATAGTACACGGCCGGGGGCAGAGGAAATTTGTCCTCATGTAACACCGTGCGCGCATCGAAATACTGACCGTCACCATCCCGGTCAGACGGACTGCCATACGGCACGCCACGCACATCCAATACCCACGCGTTCCCTTCCCCGCCGGTCAATGCTTTGACCGCGGCCTTCCCAGACATGTCTCCGCCCATGTCTTCCATGTTGGCATACAGCGCGCGCATGTGCGCCTCAGCCTCTTCCATCGTCGCATGACACTCGACCTTTTCGCCCATTGTGTCATCGTCATTCATTTTGTGGACGCAATACATCCCGTCCACTTCAGCAATCTTCCAGGGCATACTCCACCTCTATCCTTTCACTGTCTTGCGCATCACTGTCTTGCGCAGCTGCGCGACGATCTTCGCGGCCACCGCATCATGTTCCTTGCTCATCACCGTTTCCTGAGACCGCCATCCCAATCCGCGCATGTAAGCAGATTGCAGACGATTTGGGCCGACTACATAGCGGGAATACCGTGCCGTGTTGCGCAGTGTGCACACCATGCCATCGGTCGACCGGTCGATACGCCAGCGCTGGCCTAAATCCTGTGACCCCGGTGATTGCCCGCGCCGGTACGGAATCTCGATAATGCCTTTGCGCAGCGCCATTATCACATAGCGCCGCTGCTTGTCGCTCGTAAATGGCTGTTTCGGATGCGCGACGGCGGGCGGGTATGGCGACACCTTGGATTGCAGATACACCGCACCGACATATAACGCCACCGCAATGTTCTTCGGATGCGCCATAGAGTCCAGGCTCTTGAGTGCGGCGGTCATGTCCACTGTATACGAAACCTGCATCACACAGCCTCCGTTTCAATGATGATAAGGTCAGGCCAACACCGACAGTTATGTGTTATAATAGAATTGCAGATGTATAGTTCGTATGGACTAACCTGGAGGTCATACACGTGCCCCGAAAAATCGAAATCTCTGATCTGGATAATTTGCTCCATCGCTATCTCGCGGGCGAATCGGAGAACAAACTCGCCCGCGAGGCGGGGATCAATCGCTGGACTTTCCGACGCCGGCTTTTGGCGTGTGGCATTATCCCGCGTAATCAATCCGACGCTGAATTGATGAAGTGGGCTAACATGTCCGAAGAGCAACGGTGCGCACAAGTGATGGCTGCTCACGAGGCTACTCGAGGCATTCCTGTGAAACCCGAATCGCTCCTGCTGCGAGCCAAAACACTGGAGACTGCCTGGCACAATGTTGCCCACGTTGAGCGTGTTATCGCCCAAACTATGACCGAGCACGGGTTTCCTCTCGTCCAGCAAAAAGCTATCGGCAAATACAATGTCGATCTCACCTATGAAACCGGAGCCGTCACCATAGAAGTCTTCGGCGGAAACTGGCATTCGTCTGGTCGTCATCGTGCTCGATTTCATCAGCGTATTCACTATCTGCTCAATGCGGGTTGGCACGTAGTCATCCTCTGGATAGATGGCCGCAACTATCCTTTCGGGGGCAATTGCCCGGATGAGTTGATCCGCACTTTTCAGTTCGCCCGCGAAAACCCAACCGCGCCGCGTCAATATCGGGTGATGCGCGGTGACGGCCAATGTGCTCCCGCTACCAAAAGTTACCTCAATACACCGTCCGACATAATAGCTTGTGGTTGCAGCCTGAATGCGACCGGGCACCACGATTTCATTACCAGGTAAGATACAACGCGGATGAG